CTGCACCGACCAACCACATTTGGGCAATCTTGGAAATCAGGGGAATATCCTCAGCCCCCAGGTATACCTGAAGCATTCGGTCAATTCGTTTACGTCTATCCCATTTTTCAGCAACCTTTTCCATATACTCAATGACTGGATTGTAAGAACGTTCCGAGAAAAAAGTTTCCATGCCATCCAGCATCGCCTGATTAGAAAAGGCCACCCCCAGCACGCTTTCAAAGTAAACCTTTACAACTGAATCAAAGTTGGAGGGCAACTCCCCTTTTTTGAAAAGGGTATTACCTATCTTGATGTCTTTAAGGAGTTCATGTTCCTGAGAGAAATCATTATGTTTTAAATAAATACTTAGTTGATCATCAGCTTTAAACGCCACGAGTACATTCATCGGGCTGTTTGCTTTGATGTCGCCTTTTGCATTTGTAATCATTTTATCTTGTGAATTTATACTTACTACATCACCGATTACTCTCACCTCCTATCTTTTTTAATCATACTTTCAACAGTACGCATCATTTCCTTTTCAGGCAAAGGATTTTGACTATTTGCATTTGCTAGTCTTGCTAATTGAACAACTACACCATCGTCGACTGCACGATATAAGAGACCACCTACAAACTTTGCTAGTTTGTCATTTCGTCCACCCTCATCACCAAAACCAAGGGCAATGGTTTCAAAGAGATCTGTAGTCTGTGTTCGATCTCTAGTATGTGAACGTCTAGCTAAATCCCTAAGACCATCCTTACCATCATACTTATAGCCATGAGTTTTGCCATACTGTTTTTTTATAGCCTGGATTAATTCTTTTGAAGGAGTAACCATCGTGCCACCTTCCTTAGACTTTTCCAGATCCCACTCATACTGCCCTTTATCTGTGGCAGATGGTGCGACAAGGATATAGTTATTCTCGTGCGCCTTGATATCAACCCCAGGCAAAAATCCAATCATCTGTGTGATAGGTTCATCCTCTCTTTTGAAATAGAATAGATGTTTCCCACCACTTGCAGTTTTAGCTTGTAGAGTTGGCTCAATCAGTTTTAAGTATTCCCACTTTTTCAAAGACTCAAAGCCGTTGGACTTACCATGCTTGTCAATGTCAATAACGAAGAAATCAATTGTCCTCAAAGCTATATTTGCATTAGGCCACTTGGTCCAAGCTTCTTCTATCTGTTCAGGAGTCAACTTCGGCTGGTCAGCAAATTCCATGAGAGGAGCTTTGCTTTTGGGGTTCATTGGAATGACACCAAATCCTAATTTCTGATACTGTAAAGCATATTCTTTCATCGACGGCATGTTTTTTTCTCCTCTTTGTAAATGTAAACAAGTTCCTGGGCCATGTAGTCCATCTGATACTCTTCTTCTGACATTTTCAGATGGTTCAACGTGTGCGCGTAGGCTTCTTCAAAAGTTTTGAATGGTCCTAGGTCACTGTCTGTTTCATCAATGACCCAAAACTTGCTATTTTTTAGAAAGGGAGGTCATCATCATCAATTTCTGGAACACTTTCAGTTTTACCAAACTGGTATTCTTCCAAATCGTAGTTGTAGCTTGTTGACTTATCACGCTTAGTAAATTCGCCAATCACAAGAACGAATTTTGTACCAACCGCTTTACGTTTGAGGGCATCTTCCATGCTCTTGTTATCTTCAAGGTCTGATGCTTTCATTTTATCATCAGCCAATTCAAGTGCTTTTTGGAAGAATTTAACGGTTGTTTCAACAAGGTTAGTAAGGTCCATTGTCTTACCGTCCTTCTTCCAGGTATCCAGTGTCCCCATGCCGACATATTGAGTACGGCCGTTGAATGGACTTTCTGGGTCACGAACTTCAAAGGCATAGTTGATAGATTCCCACTTACTTTCAGCAATGCGTGCTTCTACTCCAGTCAAGATAACTGGATATTCTCCGCCTGGTAAATGTTGATTCCCGTTGTTAACCTTATCTTTGCGTGGGTCATAACCATTGGCCTTTAATTGTTTTGCGATATCTAATAAACTCATGTTTGTTCTCCTTTATTTCTTAAAAAATTTCGTCATCATCAGAAGTAGCTTGCTTTGAAACTTCTGCTTGTTTAGATTTACTTGCTTTTGTGGCTTTCTTTTCTGTCATGATAACAGCACCGTCAATTGTCTGCAAAATCTTCAAAATTGCTTTATCGTCAATCTGATCAGATTTGTAAGTTTTACGTTTGCGGATTACTTCCCGGTTGTAATTGTTGCCAAGTTTTTCAGTCCGAATCATCAAATCTGAGTTTCCATTGATGAGATTGACGTACTTTTCACGTAAACTTGGTAAAGTCTTAACTGCTTTTCCATCGTCATTGTATTCAGTGATTTCACGACTGATATAGATAACATTCATCGGTAGAGCTTTAAGATCAATAACCAATTCTGTCAAAGCCTGGTTAAAATAATCATAACCTTTACCATAACCGATTTCTGAGAGTGACTTAACATCAAATTCACCACATACGGCAATTTTGATCATGTCAATCACATCATCAATGACATCAACTACTACTGTTTCATAAGTGTGTTTCTGAGTTTGAAGAGCCAATAAGATTTCACTAAGCTGCTCAATCACTGATTTTGTGATATGACCGTTCTTGTCCTTTTCGTTGACAAGTTGGATTGCTGGAACACTATTTGCACTAGCGTTTCCATCTGTGTTCAAAATGATTGGATTTGGAAATTCATTAGCTAGGTAAGATTTACCACTCATAGTTGCACCATAGAAAAAGAAATTCCGTGGTGTATCTTTTGGAATTTGTGGTTTGTTTGCTGGAAGTGTAAATGCCATAATTATAATCCTCCAAAAATATCTTCGATTAAATTTTTAATGGATGGAAGATCACTCTTGATAGGTTCAACTTCTGATCCGTTCGGATAGCTCATCTTGTATTCAATTTCTAGAGCGACAATCTCACAGTTAAAAGCTGCAGCGAGAGCCTTGTAAGTCTTTTTGCTTTCCTCATATTTTTCACGTGGGATTTTTAAACAGTGAGTGATGCAGCAATAGTCTGCTTGAAAGGCTAGGCTCCCACGGTCTTTGTAAGATTCAAGAAATTCTCCGGTTTTACGGCTACGAAATACGATCATTTCAGTTTTTTTATTCATTTTGTTTTCCTCTTTTTAACTTTCTTTATAATAAAATTCAATTACATTTACATCATGCTGCTGACGACTTCCTGTTATGCGCCAGAGCAATTGCCGATAATCATCATATTCTCCAGAACCTTCTTCTACTGGATCCAATACGACAATAGTTTGGTATTTGTGTTGCAAGCCGTCTACTCCGACACCTAACACTTGACTAGTAGCGACTACTATTTGATTTTCAAGATCGTCTTGTATGTCTCCAGTCCATATCCCAATACCTGGATGCCTTTCACGGATAACATTTACAACCTGCTTAGATTTACTGACAATCAGCATATCGTGTGGAGCTCGTTCAATCAGCCCATCAAGTTGTAACATCAAAGGCGTATCAGCATTAACTGGTTTTAACTTTGGGAAATCGACTGCCACGCCTGTTTGATTAAGATAGCGCTCAAAAGTCTTTCTCCCAAATGATTGTTTTGCCATAGCAGTCTTACCGTCAACTGTTACAAGATTTAGCTTTCTAAATTCTGCAAGTTTTTCTGGATTGCCAGGTGTGATTCTCTTTGGGTAGAATTTAATCTCAAAACCGTTATTTTCAACTGCATTTTCGATTTCTTCGATTTCTTCCCACCTAAAGAAATTTGGTAGGTTTGAGACATAACTTTCATAATCTCTAAATTTTTCCCACTTCTCTTTTGAATAGCTGAATGGATCATAGGTCATTTTTCCATGAGTCTTTTGCCAGTCGAATTTATTATTTGGGGTTGCCCAACCAAATACCGTTTTTTCAAGCGGATAGAAATTTTGTCCTTTTTTTCGGATTGGTGTAGCTGAAAGACCTATCGTGTATTTTCGCTTTATTTTGCGATATAAGGCCACTTGTTTGTCACTCGACATATTCTGCCACTCATCTACAATCAGCACATCACAGTCTAATTTATGCCCCTTTTTGACTTGATTTTGAAGATACCTATCTGTTTGAATGATAATTTCAACATCTTTATCAAAATTCATAAACTTGACTGCATCTATCCAACCATTCAGGATAGCCAGTCGGTTATTGGTGACGATGATTTTCTTAGCTTTTTTATGTTTTGCGATAGCAAGTGCACAGATGGTTTTACCTCTACCTCCTAAAGCCTCAAGAAAGATTCCATTTGATAAGTGGTCACTTCTTTTGACTGCTTCAGCTTGCCACTTTCTTAACGTTATTGTTATACTCACTCACCACCTTTCCAATATCTTGAATTACTTCTTCAATGTCATTTCTCATTGCCCAGAAGAGACCAAGTCTTGCTGCCGCTCTGACATCCTGGTGATGGCTTTTCTCGAATTTCCAAAGGTCTAAAATTTTCAAAAGATCGTCTGGAATATCCGACTTGTAACCTGCATTGTTTTGCAGGATTAATTTTGGGTAACAAAGCTGGATATAAGCAATGGTGTCAAGTACACTATTATCTTTTGACTTGTCGGTATCCCTTACTTTGTATT